CCCTTATGATCTGTTCTTTCATTTCGATATAATTTAGTTCACCCTTACTCTTACATAGATGCAATATCTCTCTATCAAAGTGATCTAATCCATTCTCTTCAACAATAAGCTTCACTGCTTCGCTTGATCCGCAGTATGTTTTCCAATCAGATTCCTTAACTGATCTACGTTTGCGCTTCTTTCCTTTCAGTGGTGGTTTAGTTACTTTCGAGAAGAAACCTTTCTTTCCGATGTATTTCATACCTGTATCCTTGTCGGTAACCATATAGACGAATCCAATATAGTCCTCGATCATCTCAGTAGTAAACTCCTCACCCTTGTAACTCCACATGGAGTTATTTATACCTTAATCCCAATTCAGAGATTCTGCACCCTCATACGAAACCTCAAGCTTCTTAGTTTCTTCAATGCTACTTGTCTGTTCAGCAATATTAGCATTTGTAGAATTGATTTTCCAGTCTACTGCTGATTGACCAATAGCATACAGAGAGATAAGCCCATTAACAGACGCTAATGATACTGTCATAAGATTCACAATGGCTGTGGCTGACTCTGGATTGCCTGCAATGAGAAACAATGAGAGAGCTGCGAAGAGTGCATTAAACGAAATTCCAGCAATGAGTGCTATAAATTTCTTTGATTTAAATGGTAGTTTATTCATATTCTGCTTCTAATGTATTAAATGGAGTAGGTCTATAATTTGATTCGCCTTCTTCGTTGAATTCGGGTGTCGCACAACCTGAGAATACGAGTGCCGATAATATTAAAATGTAACGTACCAGCATGAGTCTATCTCCTTCTTTGTTAATTTTAGTTGTTCACCATTTTGAGGTTCAATGTATATCAGTTTGCCGTTTGTATAAACAACATTGATTGCATGACCAGACGTCTTTTTTCCACCTATTAGATAGAACATAACTCCAACTGCAATGCCTTCGTATGTTTCCATGCTTGCCCTTTCTCGGGCTTCCATTGTTTTAGCATGAGATATATTAGCACACACGAAATATGCAAAGGCTTTATTATCGCAGTCGGTATATGTTTTCCACTTCTTAACCCCATTCGATTGCATCCACCAATTGAAATTATGATAGAACTTGCCTGTTATCCACTTTTCACTGGGCAATGCATATTCACTATCTGTTACAGAGATGTTAGCATTCCCAAAAACTGCACGAGCTTTGTAATAAAGCGATGAACCTTTTAATGTTTTCATATATCTATTTATTCAAACTCATCAGTCTCGATCGGATCGAACTCTCCGAAGTTTTCTTCACCGCAGAATGGGCAGTATGTTGGCATTAAGTCTTCATCAACATCTTGTTCAAGCCATTGAACAGTATATTGAGAAGCGCAGGCGTTACAGTATTGTGTTTCTTTAATCATTATTATCCTTCGCACGATGCGCATTGAAGTAAGTTACGAGAGAGTTCTTGAGATGGATTAGTACCACGATGATAGTATAGTGTCTTTACACCTTGCTCCCATGCGAAGATAAGAAGTTGATTTACTTCCTTCGGTGGAGTCTTAGGATGAATCATTAGATTAATACTCTGCGCCTGATCAATGCTCGTTTGACGTATAGCAGTCTGAATAATAACCTCCTTCTGAGAGATCTCGCCGAACGTCTTAAACACGTCTTTCTCATGATCAGATAAGAAGTCGAGGTGCTGAACTGAACCTCCGTGCACTAGAATAGATTTCCATGTTGGACCGTTATTCTTGCTATAAGCATCAAGCACTCTTTCTAGATATGGATTCTTATATGTAAACTTACCCTTTGCGAGGTCTTTAACGAAGTAATTACTATTAAGAGGTTCAACACTCGGTGATACTTGACCAAGGATAAACGAACTTGATGTAGTAGGAGCAATCGCCATTGTAGTGACATTCCTACGACCATAACCCTTCAACAATTCAGGCTCACCATATTCTTTTGCAAGAGACGCAGATGCATCATGCGATTCTCTTTTCATGTATCTGAAAATGTCAGTCGTGAGCTGCTTTGCTTCAAAGCTTTCGAACGGGATTGATTTACTCTGTAGATATGAGTGCCAACCAAGGACACCAATACCGAGTGCTCGCTGAGTTGTTGCAAACTTACGAGGAGCTTCCATGAATGGAATATCTTCAGTCTTACGGATGAACTCAGACATCACAGCATCAAGGAAGTATGTAAGAACTTCAACTGCATCCGTGCCTTTCCAATCGTCATAGTGAAGTAGGTTCATCGATGATAGGTTGCATACGAATGACTCATCGTTACTTGATGATAGAGCGATCTCAGAACATAGATTAGAAGCGTGGATCGTATGACCTTTGTCCTTATAAACTTCTGGGGCGTTATCATTAATAGTATCACTAAAGAAGATGTATGGGTAACCAGACTCATATCGCTTCTTAATTACTTTGCCCCATACCTTTCGCTTATCCTTATCTCCATCAACCATTGACTTCATCCACTTATCAGAGACTGATACGCCAATAGAAAGATTCTGAATACTATTGCCATCACTGCGGATCTGTAAGAACTCTAAGATGTCAGCATGATCAATAGGCATGTAAGCTGCGAATGATCCTCTACGAACATTACTCTGAGAAACAACATTTGTCACTGATTCGAATAACTCCATGAAGTGAACCGGGCCGTTCGACTTTCCCCCAGTGTTAATACTTGCACCTCTCTTACGAATATCTCCAAAGTATGCAGATGTTCCACCTCCCATTTTCGTCATCATACCTACTTCAGCTTGCTTAGTAAGTATCGATTCTAGGGTGTCATCAACATAAGAACCAAAGCAGGAGATTGGTAAACCCCTCTTCATTCCATAGTTAGCCCAAATAGGAGATGACAATGAATACCATCCATATGACATATACTCTTCAAACTTCTCTGCAAAACCTGCTTTCTTTAAGTCACCCTCAGCAGTCTTTGCAATTTGAGTGATTCGTTCTTCGGGTGTCTGATCCCCCGTTAGGTATCCGCGCTGCAGGAACTTCCGCGAATCATCATTTAACCAATTGTATTTTTCCATAATGTATATATAACTTTTAAGTGTTCAACTAGAATAAATCTTCTTCACCGTAAGATTTATCGTTCTTCGAATATTCTGTAGGGCGCTTACTGAAGAAGTCGGTAGAAGTATTTCCAAGTACATCCTCGTCGAACCATTCTGTCTTACTCAACACCTCTTGATCGACATCATCAAACACTGGCTCAATACCAATCTGCGTAAGAGAATCATTGAGTCGATTCTTAATAAAATTCTGTAGGATAGGAGTGCTTAGATGCTCTGACTCGTAACCATTCACTGACCATTCAATGATTTTGGATTCTGCCTTATAAGCTTCTTCGCACTCATGTCGAATGCGCTCTACAAACTCTTCATCAAACAACTCTGGATGCTCTTCTCTGATGGTGTTTACAAGCTTCATGCCAACCATAGCATGAAGTAGTTCTTCCTTTGAAGTGTATGCTACTTGCTGAGCAGTATCTTTCAGTAGATTGCGGAAGCGATTAAAGTAATTGATTGTATAGAACTGGCTAAACAGCGATACGTTCTCTACATACAATGTAAAGAGGATGAGAGAATATACATATTGCTTCTTTGAGTCCTTATAGTATTTGTGAAGATACTTACGAAGGTACTTTACTCGATTCTGAATAATGTCGAGTTTAAGATTCTCTTCAAAGATATCGTTCATATCCAATACATCGAGCAATCTTTCGTATGCGTTATTATGGATAACCTCGACATTTGCCATCACATAACCAAGGTCGGTGATAGATGGATGAGGAAGGTTCTGGCCAACATTGGCCCAAAAGGTTTTTACAGCAACTTCGATCTGGGCGATAGCCGATAAGCTTCGCGAGACCATGTCACGTTCTTTATCAGTTAGGTTAACTTTAAAATCTTGGATGTCAGACTGGAAATTGAATTCCTTGTCGGTCCAAAAGCCATTATGCATAGCTTCGATGAACTCTTCAGTCCAAGGATAGTGATCAGGTTTACGGGAAATTTGTTCTTCGAATATCATTTAAAGACTATTATATACATTTAAGTTAGATTGTAAACACAATAATACAATTGGGTGCATAATAATCACCTTATCGATTATTATATTAATCGTTTGCTGCTCTTTGACGAATCGATCTTAAAGCCCCTGTGGTGGAGTCTCTAAGAATTACTACCGAATCACGATTTTTGCGGGCGTAGTCATATATCCTCTTTTGATCACTATCATTTAAATCAAGATATTTTGCCCATCTTTCGAATTTATTTCTTCCTGTTTGAAACCTGCGAAAGACTTCTGACGGAACATCGAAATCACGATACTTGCGTTTCTTAGCAAACAATGGTTTATCCACGATTGCTACTGCTCCTGTTGTCATCTGTTCTTTTGCTTGTTTCATATTTAGAATGTTATATCGGCTTGTGTAATATATATACTTTGGTTGGTTTTCACCAACACTCATTAGTATTTGTATTGATAATTTTTAGGTAATGAATCACGATCTTTAAAAGTCTTAGCCGCCTTATCTATCTTTTGGAGTTTCTTGATAAGGGCTCTCAACTCTTCGCGGTCGTAATCATTTCCATTCTTTTGCAAATTGTATATTGCAGTCAACTCTCTTGCTGCTGTAAACATATCAACTTTGATTGATTTTGAATCCAGTCTCATGAATTGTTCTTCTTTCAGGTTTTCTCCTTCAAGAATGTCTTTACTACTGTTAATTAAATTTTTCATATTTAGAATGTCTTTACTACTGTTAATTAAATTTTTCATATTTAGAATGTTATATCGGCTTGTGTAATATATATACTTTGCTTGGTTTTCACATGATGGCCTTTATAGACTTTGATCCCAAAGACTTCACCAATTGGTTCATGCTCCTCAACCATAACAGTTGTATTAGTTTTGGCTAAAAGTTCTCCATTTCTTAATGGCAGATCCTTTGTTAAAACATAAGTACCTTCACGAATTTTATTTAAATCTTCTGTGAGGAACCAATCTGTTGATTCGGCAAGGTAATCATCTTCAACTGTGTCACCTATCATCTCACTCAACATCCCTGCGAGCTTTTTATCTGAAATATCTGCATGTTCTTTAATGAGATATAAGGCTGCACCATATCTAGCTATTGTGCTCTTACCCAAGGGGAGTTTTCCCAATAAGCGGCGGATGTTAAAGACCAGCTTATGGAATGATGTATAAGCCTTTTTCTCATCGGCAGTTTCTGGCTTCTTCAGTTTATTACCATCATCATCGATCACACCCTCTTTATACGCAGCGGTCTTCTTCCAAGGCATAGTTAATAGTCTTAGAAATCTTAATGAGTAGAAGAAGTCAGCTGCTTTTAATATCGACATAGTATAGTTTATAAAGATTGTAATTTCTTTGCCACATATAAGTCTATGACAACGTCTCTTTTATGATCTGGTTCCAGATAGTTTAAGTATATTAGGAATGTTTTGATAGTTGGCCAATGACTTGCCGATACACGATAGAAGATCATTCTTGTCGCGGCTTCGATATCAAACACATTATATATTGTTATTAAGTGATTTAATATAAGTCTCTCGGATATCATCCCACTTGCTTCATACTTCTTCAACAATCTATTAACATATTTGAATCTTACAACATCTTCTTTGAAATCCTCAATGGATAGGCAGGCTGGATTTCGGTAATGTTTAGCCGCATATAGTTCAAAGTTTGCATTGTTTAGTTCATTAAATATCCTCATGTTCTATTTATGAACTTTAACGAACGTAAAATCTACCTTTTTCTACCACTTTTCCGCCATTCTCTTTAGCATATTTTTTAGCTTCTCTTAGAGAGCGAAATGATTGAGGTTTGTTACTTTCAGGCTGAATAACTTCCTTTTTGACCTTAGTGGCCTTTTTCTTTGGAGCTTTAACTTCCGCCGCTTCTTCAACTACGACAACATCCTCTTGAATTTCTTCGATTGTAGATTCGATTGCTTTTTTAGATTTTTTTCTCTTAATCATGGCTTATATTCTTTATTTGTTATTGTGAGTGGTTTTAAATGTTTTGTAGAATCTACTTCGATGATTCTCCCAAGACTGCATCAACACTCCCGCTTGGAACTGTCATTGGATCGGCTTTCATTTGCTTCAGACCTTTCTTGATAGCCTGTGCACTGTTGCTAGCTTTCACATCAACTGTTTGACCCTTGAAGAGTTTACCAGCTTTCTTAGTGATAGTAACTGTCCACCATTTGATTGCTTCTTCAAGATCTGTTTCTTCCGCGGAAGCAAACATCTTTCTAGCGCCTTTCATAAATGCATCAAACTCTTTTTGCTCGGCAGAATTCAATTTAATCTTTCCTTTGAGAACATCGCCTAAGGTGTCTGGATTTATACGACCAAGTTTCTTTTCTAGTTTATCAAATGAACCTTCTTCAAGATCAGTAGATTCTTCAAGAGCTTTAACTCCGAATCTAGGGAAATATCTATCCTTTCTCTTTTTCTCAACGTTAGCCGAATCGATAGTGCTCATATTAGCGAATATTTCCTTGGCTTTTTTAAGATCACTTGAAGAAATCTTAGCATCTTGATCTTTCTTCATGAGTGAATCTCTGAACTTAGTAGCGCCGGGCGTGGTCCTCAGTAACTCAATTGCGTGGCGAATATCACGATAAACAATAGCTTCTTCAAGGTCTGTTGCTTCATCAACTCCAATCATCAATGCGCTAATTGCGTCTTTAGCATTATTGTAATATTCAACACCTGATGATAAACCACCATCAAATTTGATTTTACCTTTTTCGATAGAAAAATCAATTACTGCACCTTGACCAAAATCTGCGGTGTTTCCTTTTACTATAGCGCCAAGTTTTCTTGTAGTAGCAAGAACTTTCTTCAGATCTGCGTTAGATGCTTCTTCAAGATCAGCAGATTCAAGTAGTCCAAGCCTTTTCAGTTCTGCTTTTACAATTACACCTGGTGCTCGATGTGCGCCAGACTTCACACCAATGAGAGCACCAAGATCTTGTGTTAGATCAGCATTCTTGATCTTACCAGACTCAATTGCTTTAACAATGTTTTGTGTAATGGTCTTGCGTTGACTCTTCTTTACATCATCACTCATGATCACAATCTTTTCGACCCAAGATTTCAAAGATTCTTCACCTTTTTTAATAGAGTACATACCCTTATGAGTTTTGACTTTGATCGCCTCTGTGAGAACCACTTCTTCTGTGGTTTCTGCAGCAGAAACTTCGACTTCTTCTGTAGTTACTGGCGCCAGTATCTTTGCTACCGCATCCATTAATGATTTTGATGTATCCTGAAAGTTCATAGTTGTTTTAGTTAAAAATGTATTTATATTAAATTTAAGTTATCTCTGAGTATTAATCATAAATTTCAATGGTGTGTATATCCTTGAAATCATAAGCGGCTTTTGGAGTAGGTTGTTGTACTTCTTTAATAGATTCCTCCTTGGCATTCATTGCTGCGAGTCTTTCCTTTTCTGCCTTTTTTATCGAAGGTAGAAGTTTCTTGGCAATCTTAGCGATTGCGGCGGTCTTCTTCTCAACTTGCTTATCTACATTAATCTTTTGTGCTGGAGCTAGATCATTATATTTCTTATCTTTTAAGATCTTACCTCGAATAATGTCTTTAGCAGCCTTCTTAGCCCTCAAAGCCAATTTCTCTGGAGAAGCCTTCTTCTTCAGAGCTTTGGCTCTCTTCATTGCAAGTTTAGGTGCGAGTCGTTTCATCATTCTGCCGCGGGCTCTTCGGGCCGAGACTGAAAGTGGTTTCTCACTTAAGTTACTTAATGTCTTTTCTATAATATTCATATTAATGGTTGCTTAGAAGACAGTCTAATTTGATGGGATATCAAACATCCAAACGAATGCCGCGACGATAGATCCAATGATTGCTGTCGTGATAGTCCATACGACTGACTTTATGGTTCTAGTTGTATCTTCGACGTGAGATAGATCGCGTTCAATCAGTCTTAAGCGGTCATCTTGATCGACCATTCTCTTGAGGATAATTCTAGTTGATTCTTCTTGAGCTGAGATCTTTTCTTCGGCTCTGGCCAAAGCAATGATAGCATCTGCCATCTTATCGATCTTTTCTTCAATTCTGTCTAGTCGCGTTTTTTCGTTTGCGTTCATGTCATCCATATTCCCATTTTAAATCTATTTTGATTGTTATTCACCAATTGTGTCTACTTCGGGTTGTTTATTAATGAAACGGGTGATAGGTTTTTCATTTGGAACGATAATACTAAGACCAGATTTATCAATATTGAAATCATATGAATTGAATTTGTTTCTCAATTTCTTCTGAAGTCTTAATGCAGCCGGTTTTGTTAAAGCCTTAACAATGACGCGGCGACCATCTTCTACACCTATATTTTCTTTAATCGATTCAAGTTTAGCCAACTTGGATTTTAGCATCTTGATATACTTATCTTTTCCGCCGTATTGCTTGATCATCTTAGGTGATGGGTTCTTAATCAAATCCTTTAAAGATTTAATATCAAGTTCTTTATCAGATTCCTTTACAAACTTGGTGATCTGTCCTTTTAAGATCTTCTTAGCTGCATCTGCATGAGCCTTAGATACTTTCGATTCTAAATCAAGATCTTTCATCTTCTTAATCAATGCGTCGGCATCCTTTCCTCCTTTGAGTCTTAGAGCCTTAAGAACCATCGCGACTGTTGCACTAGCTTCTTCAAGATTAGTAGATTCTTTAGCCATCACTCTCTGAGCGATACTAACAAGCTTCTCAATCTTTTCGTTTTCCATCTTCTTCTTGGTTGCGGCATTTACCTTACTGTAAACCTGCACAATTGCAGAAGCGGTCTGCATATCAATCATCTTTCCACCGATCTTTGCGGCTTGTTTATCTGATACAATTGCATTAACCTTATCCATGGTTGATTCATTAACTTCTTGAATCTGCGTAGATTCAACATAAGCATTCAGTTCATACTTGCCAGAATCCATACCATAGACTTGGAAAGCAAGTCTTTTCTTTGTTTCTTTACCTTTCTTGGTAACCTTAACGACATATCGGTTAGTCTTGCCTTTACCTGGCTTTTTAGGTCCAGTTGAAACTTGGTTGAACCAATCATCTTCATCAACCTCAAAGCCTTTCTTCTTAGCAAGATCTGAGGCAGCCTTAGCAGCGGCTGTAAATGTGGGATGATAGAGTTGATAATCTGCTTCAATGATATACTTCTTGTATGCATTTTTTATTTTACTTGGACTCCAAGTAGCATCAATGTTCGACTCAGTAATGAAAGCATCAAGTCTTTCTGAAATTGATTCATTTACAGACAGCTCAACTGCACGGCGAATGCGGAGGCTCTTAAGTGAAACAGACTCTTTCATCTCCTCACCTGATGGGCGATCCTTAACATTACTTGGATAGTGAATTCTCAATGGATTATTACTAACGAAGATTAACTCGCCGTCAGCATCTAATCCTACCATTGTGAATTCTTGTTTACCCTTTGCATTAAGACTATTAAGAGGACCGAGTTTAATAGCGCCTGGTCTCACATTAGAAATGATTGGTTTGAGATTATGCTTCTTAATGAGCTTTTCTCTCTTCTTATCATTATCCTTTGCTCTGATCCAAGCTTTTTCAAGCTCCTTGAATGGTCTAACCGCTTCTTCAAGCTCAATCTCTTCCTTGAGAGATCTTCTCTGCATCTCGGTTCGGATGGCTTTGATGATCGGCTTGGCTGCAGTGTTACCCACTTTTCTGAAGATTGCAAGTAGATCCTTTAAATCTGTATCTGAAAGTTTGGCATAGTCTGAGGCTGTTGCTTCAGAAAGAGCATCGGTAAGTTGATCAACATCTGTGGATTCCTTAACCTTTACCTTACGAACGAACTTCTTTTGAATTGCGTTCCATTTCCAATCCTTCTTATTGAAGTTTTTAAAGTTTGAAACCTCATCATACTCATCAGGTGTTAGAATATTTGTTCTTTCAAGTTCAACTGATTCCTTCTTACCAAGAATCTTTTCAGCAGCATCTTGATCGATCTCTACTGGATATGTTTTGCCTTCGAATTCAAATTCATCTTTGCCAGCAAGCTTTGCTTTAGCAGCTGCTGATGTGAATTCATTCCCCTCTTCAAAATCTGTTTTCTCATCCATATTCTTTGTGATCTTATCAGCCACATCCTTCTTCAAGTTGACCTTATATGTCTTCTCCCCGAATTTAAATTCTTTCTTGCCAGCTTTAGCCGCTTGAGCCAGAGCACCCATAAAGGCTGGGACATCTTCATCGATGACGGTTTCAGGTATAAATTTTTCTCTTTTCATAGTTTTCCCATTAAGTTTTTGATTTGGAGTATTCTTTATGTATTTATAATAAAGTTGTTTTATACCCACTTCTTTCTTCTATACTATCTTTAATTCTGTTTGTTTTGCTATTACTAACTATTTATATTGTTTAAATGTTGCTGAAATTTTCTTTCTCACTTCTGGTGATAGTTCTTTGAAGTGATATAAATTTACGCTATCATCGGTATGAACCTTGCCTGTCATTACTTGACCGTCAGTTTGGTGTTGATCACCAGTCCATTCTTTGCCGTCTGCTGTATAATGACCTTCCGATCTCCATGTCGCTTCTCCGAGTTGTTTTGAAATCCACTTCTTAGCGATGTTATTCTTAGGAGAATCCTTAGCGAACTTAGCCATCTTCTTATATGCAGATGTGGTTGCCTTCTCAATGTTTGCACCCTCAGAGTTATCAACAATGACAAAGTTGGAACCAAACATCGATTGGAATTTACCGAGGTTATTCTGAACCTCTTTCCACATGGTTTCGACTTCGGCATCAGGAAGACTTCTAGAACGTTTTCTATTTCTGATTAGTGCAGTATCTTTATCAGTATTAACAAAGATCATTGCTACATCATAACCAATTGCTTTAAGTAACTCAGACTGCTTTTTAATCTTGGCGAAGTTCTTACCAGTTCCATCAATCACCAAGCCGAGGCGGCCATCGATATAAAGATCTCTTTGTTTTGCTGTCAATTCTTTGGCTCTTCCACGAAGTTTTTGACCTTTTGGACTAAAGATATTATCTGGTGTTGGTTCAAGATCTGCTTTCTTTAAAGCTGCTTCAAACTTATCATCCGAATTAACAACCTTGAATCCAAGGGCTGTGAGACCAGTCTTACCAACAGTGAATGATTTACCAGATCCTGGTCCGCCAGCAAGGAATACTGCTTTGAAGATTGCTGGATCATCAACACCCTCTTCAACTGCGTCGTCTTCTTTCTTCACACACGAGCCCCTTTTGCCGCGGGCAATGCCTGGCACCTTTTCGTAACCATCCCAACAATCTTTTGCCTCAGAGATCGTATAACCTAGTTTTGGCACATGATTATATCTTTCGAGTTCTTGACCACTTGGTGTTTGAATGGATAATCCACCCTTAATTTTCACCATCTTAAGATCTTTAGCCCTTAATCCATATTCCTTTTTCAACATCTTTTGGAGTTGACTCATTGACATATATTCAACTTTTTCTCCAAGGATATCTTTAAAACTCTTTATATGTTTGGTCACTCTTGATGTTTCAGTGATGGTGGTCTCGTCTTTCATCTCAACAATCTTATTGAGGAAGTATTTCTTATCATCCGAACCAACGATGAAGTTTGTACGTCTTTC